TTATTTAAAAACAAAATCTTGTGTGACTCATGCGGAAGAAGCAATGTTGATGAAGATATCTTCTTCTCATGAGTCTTCCGAGGGTGCTAGTTTATTTTGTACGCATAGTTGTTGTATGAATTGTGCAAAATTGATTTATGGGGCAAAAATAAAAGAATTCTATTATAAGAATGAATATAGAAGTTCTGAAGGTATTGAATTTTTAAAAAAATGTAAAATTAATATAATAAAATTGGGATAAACTATGGAAGAAGACTTAAATAAAATTGAGTTTAGTAAACTTAATTTACAAAAAAACGACATTCTCATTTTAAAAGTTAATGTATATGGACTTGATGAAAAGTCTGCTACAGAAAAACTGTCAGAAGTGAGGAATGATGAATTTGTAAAATATATTGAAGAGCAGGGGAATAAAGTTATTGTATCATATACTGGATTAGATTTTCAAATTTTAAGGACACAAGAAGATGATAAAGTTGTTGCTTATGCTGATGTCTCAATGATGACTGATAATCAAGCTGAAGAATATTTAGACTTGATTAAGTCAAAGTTGTATGATAGTATAGGTGATAAACTGATTTGTGTTCCAACAAAAAATGGATCGCCAGTTTTAAAAATTGAACCCCCACAAACAAAAGAGGAAGAATAATGCCAAATATTAAATGTGTGAAGTTAACTACTGGAGAAGATGTTCTTGCTGATTTTAGCACTAACAATGGACTAGCAACTCTAGAAAATGTTGTTCAAGTAATTATGGTTCCTTCACGAACTGGAGAACCAAACTTTCAATTCATTCCATTTCCAATCATGTCTAATGATAAAAAGATTGAAATTGAAAATTGTCATATTATGTTTGTTTGTGAACCATCCGAAGATTTTCTAAATCAATATAATAGTATCTTTGGCGCTGGAATTATCGCTCCACAAAAGAAATTGATTGTTTAATCATGAGTGATTTTTATTTAAATACCAAGCAATATGGGGATAATATTCTCTATACTGGTATTAAAAATGGAAAGAAAATTAGACAAAAAGTTCCATTCAAACCTTCATTATTTGTTCCAACAAATGAAGAATCTCCATACAAAACTCTGTATGGAGATCCCCTAAAAAAACTGAAGTTTGAATCTATCAAAAAAGCAAAAGAATTTGTCTCTCAATTTGAAAGTGTTGGAAACTTTCATGTTTATGGTAATACTCAATATGAATATTGCTTGATTTCTGATATGTTCCAAACAGATATTGAATGGGATTATAATAAAATAAGAATTGCTATTTTTGATATTGAAGTAAATTCAGATCCAGAAACCGGAGGATTTGCTTCTGCTCAAGATACATTCCAACCAATAACATCTATTGCGCTAAAGTTTGTTGGTGAAGAAAAATATTATCTTTTTGGGTATCATGATTTTGATTGTCCCGATAATGTTTATTATATCAAATGTCAAGATGAATGGACTCTTTTAAAGAAGTTTATTGAAATCTGGTCTTTGGAATATCCAGATATTATGTCTGGATGGAATTCTTCTGGGTTTGATATTCCATATCTTATCAATCGTTGCTATAGAATTATTGGTGAGAAAGAAACTAGGAAATTGTCTCCGTGGAATATTATCCATGATAGAAGAACAAAGAAATTTAATCCTAAATTTAATCAGTATGAGGACGAAGTTTCGTATTCAGTTCTTGGTATATCTTCTCTTGATTATCTTGATCTCTATAAAAGATATCAACCAGGCGGTACATCCCAAGAATCTTACAAACTAGACTTCATTGCCGAAGAAGAACTTGGCGAAAATAAAGTTGATTATGATGGTTCTCTCCATAAATTTTATACTGAAGATAAGCAAAAATTTTATGAATATAACGTAAAAGACGTTTATCTGGTTGAAAAGTTGAATGAAAAGTGTAAGTTGTTTGAACTTTGTTTGACTTTGGCATATGATTCAAAAACAAATTATGAAGATGTGTTTAAGCAGACCAGAATGTGGGATTCTTTAATTTATGATTATTTGAGACAAAAGAATATTCAAATTCCACAAAAAGAAGATCGTGAGGATGTTGAATATGCTGGTGCTTATGTAAAACATCCTATTACTGGAATGCACAGGTGGGTTGCTACTCTTGATGCGACTTCTCTATATCCTTCAATCATTATGACAAAGAACATTAGTATTGAGACTTTGGTTAGTCCAGAAGATTATACTGATGACATGAGAAGAATTCTTTCTAGTGGAGTTTCTGTAGATAAATTATTATCAAAATCTGTGGATCTTTCAAAGTTGAAAGATAATAATGTAACATTGACTCCAAATGGACAATTCTTTAGGACTGATAAAAAAGGATTTCTTCCAGAAATGGTTGAAACAATGTTTAAGGCTAGACAAGATTATAAAAAGAAGATGTTGTCTGCTCAAAAAGAGTATGAAGTAGTATCGGCAGAATTGAAGAAGAATAATTCTCCAGAATTGAAAAGAAGATTGAGTAAGTTACAATATGATATTTCAAAATTTAATAATCTTCAAAATTCAAAGAAATTATGTTTGAACTCTCTTTATGGGGCAACTGGTAATAAATATTTTAGATTTTTTGATGTTAAATTAGCAGAAGCAATTACATTGGAGGGACAACTATCCAATCGTTGGGTTGAAACTGGCATGAATAAGTATTTGAATTCTGTATTAAAAACAAAATCCGATTATGTTATCTATATGGATACGGATAGTTGTTTTGGAGATAGTATAATATATGTTAATGGTGAAAAAGTAAAAATTGAAGATTATTTTGACCTTGTAGCACAAAAGACAGATTCTTTATATTTTGATGAGTTTAATCAAAATTTTGCTTATCCTTCTAATGATATGACATTAAGTGTTTCTACAACTAGCAAACTCGTTGAAGAAAAGCAGATAAAATATGTTATGAAACATAAGGTTAAAAAGAGAATGTTTAAAATTAAAATTGATAATAAAGAAGTTATTGTTACTGAAGACCATTCAATTATGATTGAAAGAAATGGTAGAATTATGTCAGCAACTCCAGAAAATATTAAAACTTCTGATAAACTTTTATATCTAGACTCTTAAATCGGTGTCTATAAGGACAATTTCAATTTTACCAAAAATATTCACTAGAAGATCATATTAATAGAGTATTGGAAGAAATATATGCCAGAATTGAAAAAAACAACAAATTTTAAAATTGAAGATCTTGGGGTAATTAAAACTTATGTATATGACCTTGAGGTTGATGATAATCATAATTTCTTTGCTAATGATATATTGATTCATAATTCTTTAGCTATTTCTTTTGAGAAATTAGTTGATAAAATCTGTCCAAAGGAGTATAATAACGAGCAGATTCTGAATTTTATTATCAAGATGATTACCCAAAAAGTTCAACCGGAAGTTGATAATTTTTGTCAAAATCTAAGTGATTATGTAAATTCATATAAGAATGATCTGTCATACAAACTAGAAAAGATATGTTCAAATTCTGTATTCGTTGCTAAGAAAAGATATGCTCTTAATGTATATTCAAATGAAGGTGTAATTTATGCGGAACCAAAAATTAAAGTTACTGGATTGGAAATCGTAAAGTCTTCTACTCCAGCAATTGTTCGGGGCGCATTGAAAGATTGTGTTAAGATTATTCTTAATGATACTGAACATAAACTCCAAGATTATATTGGAGACTTTAAAGTAAAGTTCAAATCATTAAGTGTTGAAGAAATATCATTTCCAAGAGGGATGCGAGGATTATATAAGTATTCGGACTCTGTTATGCTATATAAAAAAGGAACTCCAATTCATGTTCGTGGCAGCATTCTTTTTAATAAGTTGCTGGTTGAGCGAAAATTAGATTCTGAATATGAATTTATTAAAGATGGAGATAAGATTAAGTTTTGTTATTTGAAAGTTCCAAATTTTCTTAAAGAAAATGTCATTTCTTTTCCAGAAAAACTTCCAAAAGAATTTGATTTGGTTGAATTTATTGATTATGATTTAATGTTTAATAAAGTATTTTTAGAACCATTGACCGCAATAACAGAAACGATTGATTGGCAAACTGAAAAGAGGTTTTCATTTGAAGATTTCTTTTAGAAATATTGAGGAAAAATTATGAGTTTAATGGATAAGATTAAAAAGAATTCTACTATCAAAGAAGCTTCTATTCTTTCAAAATCAAAGTTCTTTACTGATAGAGATATGATCTCAACATCAATTCCAGTATTGAATGTTGCTCTTTCCGGAAAGATTGATGGAGGATTTGCTTCCGGATTGACTATGTGGGCAGGTGTTAGTAAAATGTTTAAAACAGGATTTTCTTTGCTTATGGCGAAGGCTTATATGGATAAGTATCCTGATGCGGTTTTAATGTTTTATGATTCTGAATTTGGTTCCCCACAATCATATTTTAATTCTTTTGGAATTGATTTGGAAAAGGTTCTTCATGTTCCAATTATGGATATTGAACAATTGAAATTTGATATAATGCAGCAAATTACTAACATTGAACGGGGAGATAAGATTATCATTCTTATTGACTCTATTGGTAATTTGGCATCAAAGAAAGAAGTTGAAGATGCTCTTGATGGAAAATCTGTTGCTGATATGAGTAGAGCAAAACAAATAAAGAGTCTTTTTAGAATGGTAACTCCACATCTATCAATTAAAGATATTCCTATGGTTGTTGTAAATCACACATACAAGACTATGGAATTATATGCTAAAGATATTGTTGGTGGAGGGTGTTTAGTTGAAGGGACTAAAATCAAATTGGCAGATGGTTCATTTAAGAATGTTGAAGAGTTTTTGGTTGGAGATTTAGTTAAAACTTTAGATGGGGATAAAGAAGTCACTTATACATGGAATCCAGAAACCTTAGATGACGGTGAACCTGAATGTTTTGAAGTTGAATTTGAAGATGGATATAAGGTAATCTGTTCGGATAAACATAAATTTTTAATTAATAATGAATGGGTTGAGGCTAAAAATTTATTTGTTGGTGATGATGTATCTGTAGTATAATAGAAACTCTCTGTTTTATAAATACCTATTATACTACAGAGGATTACTATGAACTACGCTAAAATATACAACCAAATAATTAATAGGGCTAATATTAGAAGTATTAATGATTTAAATTATTATGAAAACCACCATATAGTGCCCAAATGTATGGGTGGATTAGATATTAAAGATAATTTAGTAAAATTAACTGCCAGAGAACATTTTATATGTCATTGGTTATTATTTAAACAATATAGAACTTCTAAATTAGCACACGCTTGGTTTATGATGTATATGTCATCGGATAATCAATCCAGATATTCTAGTAAACATTATGAATATGCTAGGAAAGCTCATAGTCAAGCAGTATCAATACAAATGACGGGTGAAGGAAATCCATTTTTTGGGAAAACTCATAATAAAGAAACAATTGAAAAAATTAAAGAATCTAATAGAAATAACATAAAAAGTCAGGAAGTTATTGATAATTGGGTATCAAAAGTTGCTAAAAAACCTAAGTCTTTAGAACATAGGGCTAAAATAGGAAGAAAAGGTTTTACAAATTTGCAAAATATACACACTATGGAAATTATCCGAGCACCTATATCGGAAATTGGTTTGATTTATAGTGAATTAGAATGGGTCAACCCTAAAAAATTAAACCCAGAATTGAAACATA